CTACAACAGGCTTTAGTGGCCCATTGACAGGTGCTGTTACTGGTAATGTGACGGGTAACGTAACTGGTGCTGTTACAGGCAATGTCACAGGTAACGTAACTGGCAATCTGACAGGCAATGTAACTGCAGCTACTGGCACTTCTACATTCAACAATGTGACCATCTCTGGCTCATTGGACATGGACAGTGCTACATCGGCAACCATTACTGGTTTGGCAAGCCCTACAAACGATTCTGATGCGGCTACCAAGGGTTATGTGGATGCACTGGCTCAAGGTATTGATGCTAAAGCCTCTGTGGTTGCGGCTACTACTGCAAACATCACTTTGTCTGGCGCACAAACTATTGATGGCATATCGATTGTTGCGGGTGATCGGGTCTTGGTTAAAGACCAATCAACTGCTTCTAATAATGGTATTTACTTGTGTGCAACAGGTTCATGGACACGCACAACAGATGCGGATACTTATGCTGAGTTGGTGGCGGCTTTTACCTTTGTTGAAAAAGGCACAACTAACGCTGATTCTGGCTTTATCTGCACAATAGATGCAGGTGGAACATTGGGAAGCACATCAATCACTTGGGCGCAGTTCTCAGGTGCAGGTCAGATTACTGCGGGTGATGGTCTTACAAAGACAGGTAATACTCTAAATGTAGGCACTGCATCCTCTAGCCGTATTGTTGTCAATTCGGACAACATCGATTTGGCTTCTTCTGGTGTTACACCAGGCACTTACCAATCTGTGACTTTTGACACTTATGGTCGTGCAACGGCAGGAACGAATCCTACAACGATTGCTGGCTATAACATTACAAATGCTTATACCAAAACTGAAATAGATTCGATATTTGGCTCGACTACTGCTGCGGCTACTTCTGCCTCTAATGCGGCTACAAGCGCTTCAAACGCATCAACAAGTGCCTCAAATGCTTCTACAAGTGCAAGCAATGCGGCAACAAGTGAAACCAATGCGGCAGCTTCATACGATGCTTTTGATGACAGATACTTAGGTTCTAAGTCTTCTGCTCCTAGTGTTGACAATGATGGCAATGCTCTGTTGACAGGTGCTTTGTACTGGAACAATTCAGTCAATACTCTGTATGTGTGGACAGGATCGGCATGGACTCAGGCGGCATTTACTGCCTCTGGCTTTGCTACTTTGACAGGTGTTGAAACCCTGACAAACAAGACAATTACCTTTGCTGACAATACGCTAACCAATGTTGCAAGCCTTAACACAGCACAGACATTCACGGCTACTAAGACTTTCTCAGGTTCATCATCAGCTACAGCCATTGTTTTAAACGATGCAGCAGAGGTTGCTACAGTATCAGCAACTGCGGCTACAGGCACGATTGCCTACGACATTACAACTCAGTCTGTTCTGTACTACACCTCTAACGCAAGTGCTAACTGGACAGTTAACTTCAGAGGCTCTAGCGGTACTTCATTGGATACTTTGATGAGTACAGGTCAATCAATGACTGTGGCTTTCTTGGTTACTCAAGGTGCTACTGCTTACTACAATTCTGCTGTTCAAGTTGATGGCACTACATCAGGTGTCACTACTAGGTGGTTAGGTGGTGCGCCTACTGCTGGTAATGCTAGTGGCATTGATTCCTACAGATATTTGATTATCAAAACAGGTAGTGCGACTTTCACAGTTTTGGCAAGCAACACACAATTTAAGGCTTAAACCATGCCATTACAAGCAACTTCGGGTGCAGCTAGTTACGATGCCTTTGGTGGTGGTGTTCCTGTTGTGCCTCAGTATATTGAAGAAGTTTTCTCGTGCTTCTTATTTACAGGCACAGGTTCGGCACAAACCATAACCAATAACATTGATTTGTCTACTAATGGTGGGTTGGTTTGGATTAAACCTAGAATAGCTGACACTTCAAATACTTTGTATGACACTGCCCGAGGTATTAATAAACAACTTTCTAGTGAAAGTGATGGGGCAGAAAGCACTACCACTGGCACTTTAACTGCTTTTAATACAAATGGTTTTTCAATTGGAACTTCTGAAAACGCATCAACTAATGGTTCAAATAATGCCTCATGGACATTCCGCAAACAGCCAAAGTTCTTTGATGTTGTAACATGGACAGGCTCTGGAGCAAACCGCACAATTGCACACAACCTTGGAAGTGTTCCTGCTTGCATTATTGTTAAACGAAGAAACACATTTATTAATTGGCAGGTTTACCATCGTTCATTAGCAAACACAGAATATCTTGTTTTAAATGATACAGCCGCAAAAGCAACTGGCACAACAAGATGGAACAGCACAACACCAACAAGCACAGTTTTTAGTCTTGGTACTGATTCAAGTGTTAATGCTTCTGGTGACACCTATGTAGCCTACCTATTCGCCCATGACGCAGGAGGCTTTGGCCTAACTGGTACAGACAATGTGATTTCGTGTGGGTCGTTTACTACTGATGCTAGTGGTAATGCAACTGTAAGTCTTGGTTATGAGCCTCAGTGGACATTGCAAAAAAGAACAGATGCTGCTGGTAACTGGTTTATTTCAGATGTGATGCGTGGAATGACAGTTAGTGCTGCGGCTAACTTATTACGCCCAAACCTCTCAGATGCGGAATCAACAGGGGGAACAATTACTCCTACTGCAACAGGGTTTACTGTTTCTGGATACGGCAATGGATTATCTATTATCTACATAGCCATTCGTAGAGGCCCAATGAAAGTGCCAACTGTGGGGACGAGTGTGTTTGCTCCTATTGCAAGAACTGGAACTGGTGCAACTGCAATAGTAACAACAGGATTTGCTCCTGACTTAGTAACTATTCAAGGTCGTGGTGGAGATGCTGCTTTTTGGTTTGATAGATTAAGAGGTTTTACAAAACGATTAAGGAGTGATGGCACAAGCGCAGAAACATCTCCTACAGATGAAATGCTTTCAATGAACAATACTAATTTTGTATTGGGAACTGACACAAGTGGAAGCGTTAATTACTCTACATTGACTTACGCAAACTGGGCTTTCAGACGTGCCCCCAGCTTCTTTGATGAGGTTTGTTGGATAGGGGATGGAATCAATGGCCGATCCATTACGCATAATCTTAATGTTGAACCAGAATTGATTATCGCAAAGCAACGATCAGTTTCGGGTGATTGGATAGTTTATGCAAAAAATAACGGAGTAGCCCAAAACGCACAAGCCATTTTAAATGGTAATAAATCATTTGGTTGGTACGGAGGGATATTTCCGTCCCCATATGCTTCATCTACTACTTTTCAAGTTGCAAGTAATTCAGTAATAAATGGGTCTGGTACTACTTATGTTGCCTACCTATTTGCAACTTGCGCTGGTGTTTCCAAAGTCGGTACATATACAGGAAATGGCTCATCACAAACAATTAACTGTGGCTTCACAGGCGGTGCTAGATTTGTGCTTATAAAGCGTACAGATTCAACTGGCGACTGGATGGTGTCAGATTCAGCACGAGGGATTGTTTCTGGAAATGACCCCTACCTTGAATTAAATAACACAAATTCAGAAGTCACTGGCGAAGATTGGTTAGACACAGACAGCACAGGTTTTGTTGTTAACGAGGTGTCTGGTTCTAATGCCAACACCAGTAGCGCAACATACATATTTTTAGCAATTGCTTGAGGTAATTAAAATGCAAATCAGAACACAAACAGGGCAAGTCATGTACGAAGCAGAATTTCGTGCATACACAAAAGCCAATGGTGGCCCATCATGGGACATAACAACAACTGAAGTCTTAACGGCTTTGGGTGCTGATGTAGTCTTTGAAGGCGCACAGGCAACAGGCGGTACTGTTTACCAATACTCTCAAGCCAATGGTGTTGAGCAAGTAGATGGTAAGTGGTACACAAAATATATCCTTGGCCCTGTGTTTACAGATACTACTGTCGATGGCGTAACAACTACAGCCCTTGAGCATGAAACTGCCTACAAAGCCACTAAAGATGCTGAACAGGCTAAGAGTGTTCGTGCTTCAAGGGATGAGAAACTAAAAGACTGTGATTGGACACAAGTAGCAGATGCTCCTGTTGACAAAGCAGTATGGGCTACCTATCGTCAAGCCTTGCGTGATGTCACTACGCAGACAGGTTTCCCTTGGACTATTACTTGGCCTGATGCGCCACAATAAGGAGTAATCATGGCTACAACTGTAGAACAACTTTATACCCAGATTTTAGGTCGTCAGCCTGATGCTGAAGGTTTGGCTTTCTGGCAAAGTGCCTTTGGAAATTCTGTTGACGCTGCTGAACAAGCATCATTCATGCAGTCTGTCCAGAGTGTTTTAGCATCTGCTCCTCCTGCACAACAAGCAGTTTTAGCCCCTAAACTTGTTGCTGAGTCTGTTGCTACAGGTCTTCCAGTAACTACTGTTGCGGCTTCTGTGCCTCCTCCTCCTGCCCCAACAACTGAATCAATAGTTGCAAACCTAACTCAGCAGATTCTTGGTCAAGGAACTACTGATAAGTGGACAGGCGAAGGCAAAGGATCGCCACAAGCTAATGCTGCTGACATGGCTAATATTTTGGCTGGCATTGGTATTACCGATGTAACCCAATTTGGTCAGATACAAAAGACAGTTGTTGATGAGAATGGTAATGAATCTGTTGTAACAACTTATGGAAATAAAGTAACTGGTCAAGAAGTTCCTAATACTTATTCAGAGCGTCAAACTGGCAATGCCTTTGGTGGCACTTTCTCAGGCAAAGGAAACACAGGCTACCGAGTTGAGTTTGATGCACAAGGAAAGCCTCTTTTCTACACTACTGGAGCATCAAGTTCTGATGTGCCTAGTTGGGTAAAACCTGCCTTAATTCTTGGAGCTGCTTACTTTGGTTTAGATGCCGCAGGTTTGTTAGGTGGTTTAGGAGGATCAGCCGCAGCAGGTTTAACAGCCGCAGAAGCCGCAGGATTAGGTCTAACGGCAGCAGAAGCGTCAGCATTAGGTTTGTCAGCGGCAGAGTTTGCGGCAGCGGCAGGAACAGCGGGCGCAGTTGCAGGTACTGTTGGCACTACTGGTCTAACAATGGCTGAGTTGGCTCAACTTGATCTTGCTTTGGGTGGGGCTGGTGGTACTCTTGGTGCTGAAACTTTGGCTGCTGCTTTGACTACTGGTGCGGCTGTACCAACACTAACAAATCTAACGGGTGGTAGTGGTCTTCTGACGGGTGCGGCAGGTGGTATTACTGCTGATTCTGTAGCAGCTAAATTAGCGGCAGATGCGGCACTTTTCCCAACAACAATTATTCCCCCTACAATTCCTACTGGTGGTGTTCCTCCTGTTGTTCCTCCTACAGGTGTTCCTCCAGTAATTCCTCCTACAGGCGGTCTTCCACCATCAATTACAACACCACTTGTTAATGCAGGTGTAACAACCGCAGTAAATAGTCTACTTGGTGGTGGGACAAACCTTTCTAATCTGTTTACTGGTGGATTAGGAACAGCAGGTAATTTGCTTCAGATGCAGGAGTCTAGGGAGGCGGCTCAAAGAGCGCAAGCCCGAATTGATGCTGAAACTGCTGCCGCTAAAGCATCTGCTGCTTTCAGACCTGTTGGCATGACTACTCGCTTTGGCACTTCACAGTTCCAAACTGATCCAGTAACAGGTCAGTTAACAAGCGCAGGGTACACACTAAGCCCTGAAGCTAAAGCTCAACAAGACAGGTTCATGGCTTTGTCTAATGCGGGATTGACTCAAGCTGAACAAGCACAAGCTCAATTTGCTCCTTTGCAAACAGGCGCTCAGAACTTGTTTAACCTTGGCAATCAGTACATTGCTCAATCTCCTGAATCTGTTGCACAGAACTATCTCAATCAGCAGATGGCTTTGTTGCAACCAGGCAGAGAGTTAGAGTTAGCTAATCTGCAAAACAGACTGCAACAACAAGGTCGTGGTGGTTTAGCTGTTGCTCAAGGCGGCACTATGGGTGCTACAACTCCTGAACTACAGGCTTTGTACAACGCTAGAGCGCAACAAGAGGCTCAATTGGCGGCTAATGCTCAACAAGCAGGTCAACAACAGGTTGCTTTTGGTGCAGGATTGCTTGGTCAAGGTGCTCAGACAATGGGCCAGTACTATAGTGGTCAACAAGCTGCTTATGCTCCTTACACGACTGCAATGAACCAAGTTCAGGCTTTGGAAGCCGCAGGACAACAACCATTTAACATGAGTAATGCTCTTGCTCAACAAACATCTGCAGCAGGTGCAAGAGTGGGTCAATATGGTTTAGAGGGTGCTAGATTGAGTGCTGGCTTGGCAACAAGTGCTGATGCAACAAGAAACTTGTTGGCTCAAAGTTTGATTGCGGCAGGTAATCCTAATGCTCAGTTTGGTTCAGCAATAGGTGGATTGCTCGGTGGAGGACTCCAATCAGCATTTAGTGGAACTGGTTTAGGTTCATCAGGCTTTGGAACTGGTCTAGCCTATGGTAATCAAGACCTCGGTTTATTCTTGTAAGGAATCATCATGGCAGAAAATATCGTAGCGGGTCTGTTTGGTATGACTCCACAAATGTATCAAAACCAACAATATGGTCAAGACTTAAATCGTGGCATTGCATTGGCTCAACTCTCGCCTGGTGCTGCGGCTCAAGCGGGACTTCAAGCTAGTGTTGGTCAACTAGGTCGTGGTATTGCGGGTGCTATGGGTATTGAAGACCCACAACTAAAGATGATTAGTGCTAGAAACACTATTGCCCAACAGATAGACCAGACTAACCCTGAGTCAATCCTACAAGGCGCTCAGATGTTGGCACAAATGGGCGATCAACAAGGTGCTATGGCTCTGGCTCAATATGCTCGTCAAGCACAAAGTGAGATGGCTCAAGCACAACAAAGACGGGCAGCTGCAGCGGCTTCTATGGCTCAAGCAGGTCGTGAGCGAGTCCAAGCTGATCCATTTCAGAAATTAGTGGAATCAGGTAAATATACTCCTGCAAGTCTTGCGGAGTATCAAAGAACTGGATTGCCCGCAGATTTAGTTTTATATGAAAAACCAGAAAAACCAACATCGGCAAACATCAAAGAAATTGGTGTTGCAGAAAGTACTAGAGAGCCTGTTTACTTAGATGTAAATAATGACCAACAGTTTATCTACAAGAAAGATGAAACTGGTAAACAAGTTCGTGTGCCATTTACAGGCGGTGTTGATAGAAAAACATCTGAAACTAAAGTTGGTGGCGTTACATTGCCAGCAGGTGAGTCTGAGTTTGTAAAACAACTTGGCAAAAAAGACGCTGATCGTGTTGATGCGGCTATTACAGTGCGTGATACGGCTGTTTCTACAATCAACTCACTGAACAAACTTGCTTCATTGCCTGACAATCAATTGATTACGGGACAATTTGCGACAGGTCGTGTTGGTGCTACCAATTTGTTGGTAACACTTGGTTTGGCTGCTCCTTCTGATACCAATAAACTTGTATCTAGTCAGGAATACCAAAAAGTTGCGGGTGATGTTATCTTGCAAACACTTGGTGGCAAGTTGGGTTCTGGATTCTCTAATGCGGATCGTGAGTTCATTCAGGGGCTTATTCCTCAACTTGAAACAAATCCTAACGCTCGTAGACAACTTATTTCTTTCATGCAGAACAAGAATCAAGAGATTGTTAAAGAGTCAATTAGGCTTGAAAATTATGCCCGTGATAAAAATGGTCTAAAAGGCTTTGAGCCTAAGATTCCAATGTCTGTTGCACCTACTCAGCCAAGACCTTATTCTGGCTTAACAAATGAGCAACTTGATGCAAAAATTCGAGCCGCACAAGCTCAACAACCACGATAAGAGGTAAAGCATGGCTGATTCATTAGCAGAACTAATTGCTGAAAGAGAAAGACGCTCTGGTCGTGTTACTGGTGGTGTTCGTAGTGTTCTTGAAGAACCTGAAGAAACAACTACTCTAGAAGAGGTTAAAAGGGCTGTTACATCTCTTTTAAAAGGCTCTACTAAGGGTGTTATTGACGTTGTTGGCGGTTGGGGCAACCTTTACGATTACATCAAAGAAAGTAAACAACCAAATCCTTTGTCTAGCATTGGTTTGATAAACGCTATCAACAATGTTGGTGGCCCTGACTTGATGAAAATTGAGGGCTACAAAGGTCTGTACCAAATGGGTCAGGCTGGTGGCCCTGCGGCAGTAATGTCGGCAGTAGCGCCAGGCAGTAGTCTGTTTAGATTAGCAACTCCTGCTAGAACTGCGGGTGCTGAATTCACTACGGCAGGTACTTTGGGTTTATTGTCTCAACAAGTTGCCCCTGAAAGCCCTATGGCTCAGTTAACCATGCAAACCTTGC